AGTAAAGAGTCAGGTATACCATTATCAGCAACATTTAATAACATCTATGTTCGTCCAGATCAGAAGAACTTAGAACTATGGATTAATAACTTTGAGTCATTATATAATGCTGGTATTAAGATTGTTACGTTACCTCATACCTCATGGTTATTAACTGGTGAGATACAAAAACAGTATCCAGATTTATACATTAAGAACACTATACTACGTGAAGTTACAAGACCTAATGAAGTAATAGACCTAGCAAGAGCAGGGTTTAATTATATCAATCTTGATAGAGATTTGATGCGTGATAGAGATAGATTGAATGAGATTAAGGAAGCAAAAGAATATTGTGCAGAGCAAGGTTATCCAATTAAACTATCATTATTAACTAATGAAGGTTGTTGGGGTAATTGTCCTGTAATGGTAGAGCATTATCAATATAATAATACTCGTAATGCTGATGATCCTCAATACTTTAACAGTAGGATTAGTAGAGTTAGTTGTAGTAAATGGGATGCACTTGAGGGTGGGTTAGCATCACTTAAGGCAGCGAATTTGCCACCTTGGAGAGAAGATTGGGAAGAGTTCTTAGATGTTATAGATGTCTTTAAAATGCATGGCAGAGAGGATGGTATGCGTCTTAAAGAGACAATGGATATCATTGATAGGTGGAGATTAGAGAAGGAATTGTTATTCCCTGAGTTCAAGGAATACATTGAAGATGTTGATATTAAAGAGAGACCTATTGATGTATGGAGAGATAAGATAAAGACATGTAAGTTTAACTGTTGGAAGTGTAATTATTGCGATAAAGTATATGAGAGTGGTAAAGGTGAGACTAAAGTTAATCCCAAGGTAGAACATATTATTACTGCTATACATCAAGCAGAACAAATGAGTAGTAATTATACAGGAGTTGCAATAGAATCACTGACATCAAATATAACTAAGCACTTCTTAAATAATATCTGTTCATTAACTGATACAGTATATTTGGAACTTGGATGTTATGCTGGTGGTACATTCTTTGCTGCATTACAGAACAATCCTAGTGCAAAGGGATATGCAGTTGATAACTTTAAGCAACCAACATATCCTAATAGAGATGACTTAGACTTCAAGGGATATGAGAACCCTAAAGCAGTATTATTAGAACCCCCTTGGCATCCTGATAAGAAATATGATTATACATTAATTGAATCTGATATCAGTAGTTTGTATCTACCAGAGAAGGCAAGTGTAGTATTCTATGATGCTAATCATGACCCTCAATCACAGTATATTGCATTGAAACATGTATATCAATACATGGAAGATGAGGTTATTCTTATCATTGATGATGCTAATATGCCTGGAGTTGTTGGATCTGTTGATGAGTTCATTCGTATACAAAAACCAACTGTATTATTTGAACGTAAGATATTAACCAATAAACCAGAAGATGATGAATCTTGGTGGAATGGTCTGTACATATTATTATTAAAGAAATGAAGATATACGATAACTTCTTACCTGACCAAATATTTCAGGTGCTATTTAATAACATGAAACGTCCTGAGTTTAAGTGGCACATGAGTACAATATTAGATGAGACAGAGGATAATTATCTCACTAATATACAACTAGTACACTCATTCTATGAGAGACATTTCTTAAGTCATGAAACATTACAGTTATTATTTCCTATCTTCCAAAGACTTAATCCTGTAGCATTAATTAAGATTAAAGCAAACCTTAATATGCCTACAGAGAAGATTGTAGAGCATGGGTTACATAATGACATTGAAGATGGTACACACATGGATTACATTAATACAGCAGTATTCTATCTCAATACTAATAACGGTTATACAATGTTTGAGGATGGTACTAAGGTTAATTCAGTACAGAATAGAATAGTTATATTTGATAATGAGATTAAACATACTGGTACAACGTGTACTGATGCACCCTATAGGATGGTCATCAACTTTAACTATGTGCAGGATCCAAATTGGCACATAGAGTTGCCAACTACAGATATTCGTGGTATAGTACCTAAGTAATCGAGCAATATAATGCCATCTTTTTATTTACAGTCCATAGATGAGGACGGTGCTACAACAACCAAATCATTTGAATCTTGTTATTTAAATGATACTATAGAGTATGTTTCTGACTTCTTATCAGGGTGTGGATTTTGTTTTGAAGAAATCAAAGTTGTTAATAAGCAATTTGATGTATCTGAAGATGAAATCAACGTTGTTAAGACTAATGAAGGTCAAGAACATAAAACTTCAGTTAAAAGGGTTGCAAATACTACCGATACCATCTATCGTAGTAGTGACTAATTCAACTATATACAACGTAGTCCATTTATTGTTAATCAATCAATCTCATGGGAAAGACATTTAGGCGAGGTGGTGCCGAGCGAGGATATTATTCTCCAGGTAAATCACTCCGAGATAAGCGTCAAAAGGGAACAAACAGATCAGTAAATGAGTTTAAAGAAAACTCTGGAACATCAAAAAAGAAGTACGAACACTACTACGAGGATGACCGATCATGGAACAACAACTAGACCCAACACTAAAACCATTACCTCAAGAATTATTTGAGGATGATGATTTTGATCCTATTGAGTTTGATGATGGTTCTCGTGATGGTGTGGAAATAGATTACACAACTCAGAGTTAATGAAAGATCAGAATACAATACATGAAGATGAATCCCCTGATGCTAAATGGAATCGGGGATTAGATCTTTACATTGAAAGTGTGCACAAACCAGATAATCATCTGCGAGGTTGTGCACACAACCAAAAATGCTATAATGAACTTATGGCAGTTAGACAACATGTTTTAGACTACTTACCATCATTACGGAGATGATTAAGAGCACCACCATAGAATTACCTGCATGCATAACACTTGATGATCCTGAAAAACAGGTTCTAAAAGATGCATTGCTATGCTATGTGAAGGAGTTAGAGTTAAAAGCAAAAAAAGATAAAATTCTATCTGTAGAGGCATACCATAAGTACATGGGCATGTTATCTGAAATTATACAAAAATTGCATCTTACACAATGAGCGTTGAAATGTTTGCTCCTGCATGGTATTATGTGGGAAATGTTAGTAGTGAGTATCAATTAAGAATAAATGATTTGTTTAAACCATTCATTTCTAATGATGATAACTTCAGTGATGCAGTTGGATGGAATTGTAATGTGCAAACTTCATTTCAACATGAGAATAATAAGAATGCACCTTGGACAGAATGGTTAGAATGTTTAAGACCTCAAGTTAATGAGTTCATGGACGAATTACAACCCTTATCTGATATTGAGATTATACCTCAAGAGGCATGGGTTAATAAGTATCGTAAAGGAGATCATCAAGAGTATCACGATCATGCAGTTCCTCAATGTAACTTAAGCATGGTATACTTTCATACTCTAACTCCTGGAGAAAAGAGTAACTTTAAGTTCTACAATAATTCTCACTCATTATATAAAATGTGCGGTCTTGTTGATGTATTCAACCTACCTACAGGTTTTGCTATTGAACCTAAGATAAAGCAAGGGAGTCTAGTTATATTCCCCTCATTCTATCCTCATTATGTTACACCAAACAACAGTGACCATGAACGAGTGACAGTATCGGGGAACTTCTGGGTTGTGCCAGATGACAAAGCGTCCGCTAAATCATGCAAACTGCCTAATCCATGATATATTAAGATTATGAAAAACTTCTTTTCACCCAATGCCAAGATCTCCTTAATCAAGAAGTGTCTTAAAGCATCAGAAAAGGATCCTTTCTTATATAAAGAAGAGGAACTTATTAAACTAAAAACTTCTTTGCGTGAAGCATACGCTGAGAAGGAATCAACCAGACAAGCACAAAACGGAGGATTTGGTTACAATGTCTGACACATTTTATGATGAAAACTATGATCTTTGCCAAGAAAAGGAGGATGATTGGGTATCATCTATCCTAGGTGAAGAAAATGATTACATTGCAGATTTAATTGATGAATTATGACTGCTGAACGTGTAAAAGTTATTCCTAAGACACAATGGGCACGACAATTCCTTAGAGATCGTTTAGAACGATGTCCTTGGGTTTATGTTAGTGACCGCCAAGGATTACGTTGGTATTTGTGTAACTATGATTTAGGAGTACGTTTTTATGCATCACCTGTAGATGACCCTAATTGGGAACTCTGGAGGTCAAATAGTAAACTAGTATCTCATGGAGCACGTAATGTTTAATCTATTCAATTCTGGAGGTAGTACATACTCAGTGCTACTAGAAAGACCAAATGGTTTTAACAAAGAGGTTGTAATTGATGATTGCTTCGATGAGAACGAAGCAATAGAAAGAGCAGAGGCAAGATATGGATT